TTATCAATATTCAACAAACTATTGAAGATAGTTTGGATATATTAGATGAGAAGTATGCCATAATATCAAATATTTTAAATATTCCTATCTTTTATGATTCGAAAGAGATAAAAGATGTTTTAAAAGAAATAAAAGGTGTTAGAGATGCGATATTATACATAGCACAAAGATTAACCAATAAAGAGACTGATCAAAATGAAGATAATGTTAGTGAAGAAACAACAAAAAGAGGAGATGGCAACGACTCCTAATGTTCAACCAAATGAGGAAAAACCTAAATCAAAAAGAGGTAGAAAGCCTAAAAATCAGACATTAGCAAATGGTTTAGCTGCTTCAACTAAAAAAGGTGATGCACCTGAAATGTATTTTTCAGATACTACTCAAAGAAAGATAATGGAATATAAAAATTGTCAATCTGAAGAAGAGAAGTCTAAAATTTATTTTGATTACATTTATCCTGCTTTTGAAACATTGGTTAATAAATTAATTTCTGTATATAACTTTAAGTCTTTTAGTGAAGAATTACAGCATATGAAAAAGGATTGTATATTTTTTCTATTTGAAACAATTCACAAATGGGATGAATCCAAAGGAAAGAGAGCATTTTCTTATTTTAATGTTGTTGCTAAAAATTGGTTGATAATGAGATCAAAGCAGAATTACAATTATTCAAAAAGAAATGTACAGGTTGAGGATGCTATTGACTTTTTAAATAAGAGTGAGATGTTAGGTATTAATGATAAGTTAATTGATTATAGAATGCCTGATGATGAAATGGTACATGATGAAAAGTTTTTAGGTATTTTGGATATGATTGATTATATTGAAGACAAAGTACATGATGAACGTGATAAAAAATGTATTGAAACAATTAGAATAGTTTTTGAAAATATTGACAATTTAGAATTTTTAAATAAAAAAGCTTTGTTTATTTATATGAGAGAGATATCTGGTTTAAATAGTAATGAATTAAGTGCATCTTTATCTAATATTCGTAAGCATTATAAGTATTATAAAGATTTAGAAGATGACGACAAAATTGATTGGATTTAAAAATGACATTAGATATAGATGATTTAAAACAAAAAGATGCAAAAAAGTTAGAAAAGATTAATAATTTTTCAAATATTTTAAATAGCATTGATTCTTTAGAAGATAAGAAAAAAATGTTATGGAAAGAAATATATGAGAATGCTATTGAAGACAGAGAAAAGGCTTCAATGTTATTTACTGATTGTTATCAGTCTATGGTAACAACGACATTATCTGATCATATTAGTGCAGGTCAGATTATGGCAAAGTATATTGAAAGAATGTCAAAATCAAATGATCAAATATTAAAATTGGCAGAATTAATTGCTAATGCACAAGCAAAAGAAGAACAAGTAAGTGATGAAGATATATTTTTAAAGATATCACAAGGAAGATAAATGTTTATTCGAGCATTAGTAGTAGAAGTTATATCACATCCTTCTCAATTAAATGATAATATTATCAATAGATTACTTAATGATAATAATTCAAAATTAAATGAACAAAAAAGTAATCTATTGATTCGAGATTTACCTCGCAATTCAATTATTGCTCAATTAAAAAATGAAAATCAAAGAATTATTGCTATTCCTTTCTTTTCTTCACATATTGGATTTCCTTTAAAGCCAGGTGAAAGTGTATGGTTATTTAAAGAAGATAATGCTGATACCGGTGCATCTTTAAATACAGTTGTAGAATATTTTTGGTTATCAAGAATACATGGAATGAATTTTTTTGAAGATTCAAATTATACTCATGATGATAGAAAATTTTTAAAAAAGTATGAGAATAAATTAAATAATCAACTTTCATTAAATTCTGAAGTATATCTATATGATAAAAACATTGTTTTAGATAAAAAACAACCTATTGCACAATTTAATAATGGTCCTATAGCAAATTCAAATTCAAAAAGATTTGTAAATCCTGCAGTTCAAACATTAAATACATCAGGATTAAATATATCAGGAAGATATTTAATTGAAGATATACCTCGTGTTACAAAAAATCCTGGTGATTTTATTCTACAAGGTTCTAATAATACTCTTATTAAATTAGGTACAAATTTTGCAAACAACTCAAGTGAATATCTTTATAAGTTTAATACGATATCTGCATATCAATCAGTTCAAAAATATTCCGGAACAATTGATATAGTAGCAGGTAGAGCAGCAATTTCAAAAAAGTATTTATCAAGAAATAATTTTACACAATATGAATTAAATGGTGAAAATACATTTTATAATCAAATATCAAATAATTCATTTAGAAATGGACATCTTTTAATTTTAAATGAAAAAAATACATTTGAAAATATGAAAGATAGTGAATATTATTTAGGAACTAATTTAGAAAATATATCAGAAGGTGATCCTGATTTCTTTTCAGATATTAGTAGAATATATGTTTCTGAAAGATCAAATGGAGATGAATTAATATCAAATTACTCTTTATATACTGTTGAAAATGACATTAAAGCAAATAAAAAAACAATTAATTTTTCAGGTAATAGAGGTTATATAATTGGAAAATCTGATGAAATTAGATTAGTTGCTCGAAATAAAGTATTTGATTTAAATGAAAATGAAAATTTATATCAAGGTGAAGGTGGTTCAATTAGATTGATAAAAGAAGGTGATTCAACAAATCAGGCAAGTGTATTATTAAATCATGAAGGTATTGTATCAATTAATGGATCTAAAATTGTAATTGGCGATATTGATAAAATTAAAGAAAATGGAAAGAGTGAACAGGTATATATTGGTCATGGTGCAAAAGAACCTTTGGTATTAGGTTATTTCTTAAAAAATAAGCTTGAAAATTTTATGAATGAAGTATGTAAATCTTTAGTATTAATTAATAAAAACTTGGATGAAATTAATACTAAATTTAATAATCATTTAAATGAATATAATACACATGTACATACATTTTTTGCTGTTCCCCCTCCCCCTGGGAGTCCTCCGAGTCCTACTTCTATAACAGTTCCTTCTACTAATCAAATATTAAATTCATTAACAATACCTGACAAATTAGATAAGGAAGGTATTAATGATCCTGTTAAGGATGAAGAAAAAGATGGAGAATATGGTACAATAAAAGATATGAATTTGGATCCTAATAAAATATCTGATAACATTCAAAATATAATTCTTATTAAAAATAGTTTAGTAGAAGTATTGAGTATGTTAGGAAAGACATTATAGATAAATAAATATAATAAAAGAAAAGAAAATTAGTTTATTATGTCAACAATTAAAAAATTTGCATTTAAATCGGGTGGAAATAGTATTGACGAAAGAAGAAGAATTACAACTCAAGAACAATCAGTAATTACTACAATGAAGCCTATAGGAATTAAAACTCCTCTAAGTTTATCTAATTCTGATGATATTTTTGAAATGAATTATTCTTTATTTACACAAATCGAAGATAATTTTAAAAATTTAATTCGAACAAATTCAGGTGAAAGATTATGTTTTCCTTCTTTTGGAACTAATATTAGATCAATATTAACAAGAACCGATCTTGAAAATCCTCAAGAATTAGCAATGCAAGAAATTCAAAGAGTAACTTCAAGATATATGCCTTTTATTAATTTAGTAAGCTTTTCAAATTATATTGATGAAATTGAAAGTAAAAAAGGAAATCCTGTGATTGTTTTAAAAATTGGATATAGTGTACCAACAATATCTGCGGAACAAAGATTAATTATATTAAAATTAGGAATGACACATTAGTATGGCAAATTATAATAATCAAATTGATGTGCAATCAAGAATTGCAAATGAAAGATTAAAAAATAAAAATTATTTATTGAAAAGCTTTGAAGATTTTAGAAGTGAATTATTACAATATGCTGTAACGTATTTTCCTGATAAAATGAATGATTTTTCAGAGACTTCTGTTGGTGGTATGTTATTGGATTTTGCTGCGATAGTAGGTGATAGTTTATCATATTATATGGATCATCAATTTAATGAATTAGATCCTACAACTGCAACTGAAAATGAAAATATATTAAGACATATACGTAGAACAGGTATTAAATCATCTCCTCCTTCTCCTTCAACAATTATGGCTGATTTTTCAATAAAGGTTGATATTGAAAATGGTCAACCTAAAAAATCACAATTACCAAAGCTTTTAAAGAATTTACAAATATCATCAACATCAGGAATTAATTTTATTTTGATAGAAGATATTGATTTTAATGATGGTATTTATAAAAGAAAAATATTAAATAATAATGCAGGATATTATATTTTATCAAAAGAAGGAATATGTGTATCAGGTAATAGAATTACAGAATCATATGCATTCGGAAATACTGTACAACAATTTCCTACAATAACATTAGGAAATAGAAATATTACACAAATAGAAAAGATTGTTGATTCAGAAAATAATGAGTATTATGAAGTTGATTATTTATCACAAGATACTATTTATAAATCGATTAAGAATTTAAATTCAAATGAAAATTATTATGAAATATTACCTGCACCTTATAGGTTTGTTAGAGATGATAATCTATTAACAGGTGAAACAATTTTAAGATTTGGTAGTGCAACAAAACAAGATCTTCAAAATAATATTTTAATAGATCCATCTTCGGCAGCGATATCTTTATATGGAAGAGAATATTTTTCAAAATTATCATTTGATCCAGCACAATTATTAAAAACAAATAGTTTAGGTATATCTCCTAAGAATACAACTTTATTTGTTACTTATAGATATGGTGGAGGTTTAAATCACAATATTCCTGTATATTCATTAGATACAATAAATACAACATCGAATATAATTTTTAATGAAAATGCGACAGAGCTTGATACTGAATTTATATTACGTAATATTTCTGTACAAAATACTTTATCTGCAACTGGTGGAACTGATGGATTGACATTTGCACAATTACAAGAAAATATACCAAATGTAATAAAGATGCAAAATAGAATTATTAATTATCAAGATTTATTAGCAAGATTATATTCAATGCCAGCTCCTTTAGGAAGAATTTCAAAAGCAACAATTGTTGATGATGAATATGACTTTTTTAATAAAAATTTATATTTATTATGTTATGATCAAGAAAGATATTTAACATATGCATCAGATGCTCTTAAAAAAAATGTATCAAAATATATTAATGATTATCGATTAATTGGTGATTCTTTTAGATTATTAGATGGAATAATTTTGAATTTTTCAATAAATATTAAAATTCGAATTAAAGAAGGAAATGATCCAGAAACTGTTAAAAATAATGTAATTCAAAGAATTTTAAGCTTTTCAAGATTTGATTTATATCAGATTGGACAACCTATTATTTTAGATGATTTATATAATATAGTTATTAATACACCTAATGTTATTTCGATTGCAAGTGAAAAGAAAAATTTTATAAATTCAATATCAGGAATTCGAATTGTAGATGCTGGTAATACACAATTAAATTATTCGAATCATGTATTTAATGCACAGACAATAAATTATAATGATGTATTATATCCTCAAGCAGGAGCAATATTTGAATTGAAATATCCAGAATACAATATTAATATTCAGGTTGTTACATAATTAAA